ATGAAAACATCGATAAAATGGATGACATGGTAGACCAAGACCGAGAGAAAATGAAATGAAAAAGACATTCGGAAAATTTCTAACAGAAGCAAAAGACAAAGGTGTGGTATTCACATTCGGTAGATTCAATCCACCCACAACTGGTCATGCAAAGTTAGTAGACAAACTTAAGAAAGAAGCTGGTGGTGGATATCAACCTATGCTTTTCTCTTCTCACTCAAACGACAAAAAGAAAAATCCATTAGACCACAAGGTTAAAGTAAGATATCTTAAGAAGTTCTTTGGTAGGATAGTTGCAGACGTACAAGCACGTACTGTATTTGAAATTGCAAACGAGTTACAAAGACAAAAGTTCACACGTGTCAAGATGGTAGTTGGTTCTGATAGAATCAAAGAATTCGAAATGTTACTTAAGAAGTACAACGGAGTTAAAGCAAGACACGGTTATTACAAATTCGATGAGATTGAAATCGTATCAGCAGGGGAGAGAGACCCCGATGCAGATGACTTAAGTGGAATGAGTGCATCTAAGTTGAGAGCTCTTGCAGAACAGGGTGATTTCAAAGCATTTGCACAAGGTGTTCCAACCAAGAACAAGAAAGATATAGAACAACTATACAAAGATATCCGTAAAGGAATGGGTATCGTAGAGTCCACACTACCCGACTATATGATTGAAGATTTAATCAACGAAGGGGTCTATGACCAAGGAACGTTTAAAGCAGTTTTCTTTAGTGGTGGGCCTGGAAGTGGTAAGTCGACAGTTGTAAATAAGTTATCATTAAGAGCTCTTGGTCTTAAACTGGTCAATACAGATAAGGCATTCGAGAACGGATTAAAGAAAGCAGGAATGTCTCTTGACCTTAGAGGTGCAGACTTCGACAAGGTTGACCCAATTCGTGCAAGGGCAAAGGATATCACTACAAAGAATATGAATGCCTATATCGGTGGTAGACTTGGAATGATATTCGACACTACAAGTGCAAACATATCCAAAGTTAAAGCATATAAAACCCAGTTAGATAAACTTGGGTATGATTCTAAGATGTTGTTTGTTAGTGCATCATTGGACAATGCACAAAAAAGAAATGCAAAAAGAGCTAGAAAACTACCATCTGCAATTGTAAAACAAGATTGGGATAATGCACAAAAGAATTCAAAAGAACTACAAAAGGTATTCGGTAGAGACTTTGTAGAGATTTCAAACGATGATGATGTTAAATCATTAGAAGCTAAAACTACTAAACTATATTCAAAACTACTCGGTTGGACTGGTTCATTCCCGAGTAATAAGACAGCACTTGCATGGAAACAAGCAGAACTAGATGCTAAAAAACGATAAATAGTACTATGGACATATTAGAATCAATACTTAACGAAAGAAAAGTTAAACAAGATAAAGATATTGAAGACCGTAAAGGTACTCAACCATCTAAGTATTATGCAAAGGATGCTGATGGTGATGAAATGTCTAAATCCACCAAACAAAAACGTGCAGCTCATTTTGCACAGAAGAAAGACGGCCCTGCACCTGGCGACCATGATGCAGAAACTAAACCTTCCAAACACACTAAGAAGTATAAAGATATGTACGAAGATGCTGGTAAGTCACTTGCAAAGAAAGCGGATAAATCGGGTATCTCTAAAGGTATTCTACAACAGGTTTATAACAGAGGTGTCGCTGCATGGAAGACTGGTCACAGGCCAGGCACTACTCCAGAGCAATGGGGACATGCAAGAGTAAACTCTTTCATCACTAAAGGTAAAGGAACATGGGGTGGTGCAGATAAAGACCTTGCAAAGAAAGCTGGTGCATCTGAGTCAGTCCAAGAAGGAAAACTAGTTACCAGTGCTCATGAAATTATTGATTTAATCATGAAAAAGGTTGGTCAAAAAATGGAAGATGAACTCAAAAAGAATCCCGAAAAAGGTATTGGTCTCATCAACACAATCGGTGCAATGATTAAACATAAGGTTACTGATAAGAAACAAGAGAAAGGTAAACTATTTCTTAAGTTCGGTGACAATCTAGAAGGTGATGAACTATTCGAAGATGCAGCTGTAGATGCAGCGGAGTTAAAAGCAAAACAGGCAGGTGAACTCGAAAGACTCAAACAGAGACAAGAGGATGAACTTGAAGCATTGACTAAAAGACACGAAAGAGAACAAGAAAGAGTTGATGGTCAGAAAGAGAAAGAGACTGCAGACAAACAAATTCAAGCAAAACGTGATGCAGACAGAAAGAAGTCTGAAGCACAATCAGAAAGTTTTAAGACATTACTGAAATTAAGAGGTATCAAATGAGCGGAAACAAAACAGATAACGGAGTACACGAAGTGGGTACCGATGAAATTAGAAAGGCGTATCAAGACGATACACCAGGCCAACAGGTAGAAAAATACCTATCACAAATCAAAGATGTTAATGAAGCAATACAAAAGAAACACTTCTCTACTAAGTACCCTAATCCATTAAAGGGATATCCTTATCAGAAGGAAGAGAAACTAAAAGAAGAAGTTACCGAAGACTTAACAGAGAAATTTAATTCAAAAAAAGAAGTAGCTGATGTTAAAAGAATTGATAAGTTATTAGAACAAGCATATAAAGGTATGAATAAATTACAATATGGTAAGTCAACATACATGATGGATGTTAATGACGGTATTGTAAAGGCAAGAAGAGCATTAATTACATATTCAGATATAGCAGCTAATGGTGAACTAGACGACTAATGAAAACGTTGAGAGAAGTCGCAATAGACGAAACATTAGAGTCTTTGCAGTCAGAAGGTATCAACCTTACAGATAACCCATTCAGATTAGGTTCAATGATGTATTTTGAAATCATCAAAGAAGCACGAAAGCTTGTTGCTGAAGACAGGTACACACTCACAGAAGTCGACAAACAAATCATAGAAACAGACCTAGGTCAATTCGAAGTATACGAAGGGAACATTGTTCCTTTAGATTGTCCTATGATTATGGAAGAAGAAGACAAGAAAGACGTTAAACTGAACTCACCAAAGGTTGGTGGCTCCAAAAAATACTATGTCTATGTAAAAGACGGTGATAAGATTAAGAAGATATCATGGGGTGATACCACAGGGTTGAAAGTAAAACTGAATAACAAGAAGGCAAGAGCATCTTTTGTTGCAAGACACCAATGTGACACAAAGAACGATAAGACTACGGCAGGCTATTGGGCATGCCGACTACCGTACTACGCAAAACAATTAGGTTTGAGTGGTGGGGGAGATTTTTTTTGGTAGTCTAAATATAGGTGTAGGTTATATTATGAGAGAATTATATCACAGTTATTTAAGGGATGATAGAAAAGCAGAAGTCTATAAGACAGACAAGGGCTGGGAAGTTGACCTTAGCAGTTTAACAAACAACGAATATGCAACAAGGAAGGTTCACGACCACTCAGAAACATATGCTGAGAATCTCGCAGAGAACTATGTTGATAAGATATTTGATTTAGAACCAAATGACTTTGGATACTATGGATATAAGGAAAAGACAGACAACTATGTCCACGAACTTGACGACTAAACCATACACAGAAAAAATAGAAGAACAACATGGTACAGGTGTACCATATGTTATCAGAGAGTTCACAGAAAGTGTTGAAGATGAAGAACTAGTATGGCACCGTGATAAAGAATCAAGGGTGGTCAGTGTTCTAAGTGGAAAAGGCTGGTCGTTACAACATGATGATGAGTTACCTATACAATTAAACCAAGGAGAAGAGTATTATATCCCAAGAATGACCTACCACAGGTTGATAAAAGGACAAGGAAATCTTGTTGTTAGGATACGAATTACATAAATAAGACTATGAGTTATAAATCAGAAAATTGGAAAGAAAAACTAGACGAGGTTCGTAACTATATTGAACCACGTAAAGAAGGTACAGTAGAAAAGACTGCTGAGCAAATTATTTCCGATGAAATAGACCAAGAATTGTCAACATTCTTTTCGGAAGATACGCTTCCCGAAGTAGAAGAGATAGAAGAAGATATTCTATTAGAAGCATCTGCTGGTGCAATGATTGATAAGTTATTCAATCTTAAAGGTGATAAAGATTCACAATACGGTGTTGCAAAGATGCTATCTATGACTGGTGTCAAAGTAGTCCAATCAATGCAGAAACAAAACCCAAAAGGATTCGAAAAGTTAATTGTTCAGTTAGGTAAAGAGAAAAAGATTACACTACCTACCAACAATAAACTATTGGCAATGTTCAAAGATGCAGGTGTTAAACCATTACCTGAAGAAGTTAAAGAGGAAAAACTTTCAGTAGAAAAATCTATTGAGAAACTTACAGAAAAAAATATGTTAGGTAGACTTGCAAAGTCTATGGAACTAAACGAAGATAACAAAGAAAAGTTATTTGATTATTTCGATAAAGGAGAATTACAACAATGAGTTTTACAGGACATAAATTAGGTTTAACAGATGCATTATTAGAAGCATCTAGAAAAGTTGTAGAGAACTCTGCAGAATATAAAAAGTTCTTTGACAGTGCATTAAAGAAGTTTGGTGTCACATCACCAGCAGAACTTGATGATGCAAAGAAGAAAGAGTTTTTTGATTACATAGATAAAAACTATAATTCATCAGACGAGAAAGGTGAAGATGGTAAGAAAGAATCTGTGAAAGAAGGAGAACTTCCACCTGCATTGAAAAAAGCAATAGACAAAAAGAAAGAAAAGGAAGATGATAAAGAAGTTGACGAAGGTGCAACTCCATCTAAAAAGTTTGTTAAGATTAAGTAATTAACATGAGAAATTTAATCGAATCAGTTAGACAAAATCTACTTGGAGAAGCAAGTAGAGAGTACTACAAACAAGTAGATGCTCTTATAGACAAACATGGTAATGAGAAACCTTTTATCTATAAGTCACCTAAGTTGAGTAAGATTTTAAGTGACCTTACAAAATTAATGAAATCAGAAAAGGAATTTCCTGATTCACAAAAATATGGTAAACTTATACAAGGACACTTAAAGAAGTGTGAAGTTATGGGTTATGAAGAGAACATCGTATTAACAAACAGAATGCATGAAAAGTTTGCAAAAGACTTTCAAGGCGACACAATGTTTAGAGAAGAGATGGCAGAGATAATTATGCAAGACTCAATATTGTCATACGCAATATTTGGAGAGTAAAAGGCATGGATAGAATGGATGCCAGACTTAAAGTTTTTAGAGAGAAGATAAAGAAACTAGGATACTCTAAAACTGCTGCAAAAGAGATTAACAAAATCATGGAGAAAATCGGTGATTTTGGAATGATGTCAGATGCAGGTAATAAGAAGATTGCACGTGCAGTCCAACAGTCAAAGAATGAAAAAGACCTTCGTGCAAAGTTAGAGAAAATCTCTACTATGGCAGGTGGTAAGTATTCAGAAGCATCAGAAGACGAAGTGATGCAGAATGCATTAAATGCTCTAGAGATGAAGGGTGCAAGTGGTACTCAATCATGGGCAGATAAGAACATATTAGTTCAGTTAGGAAACTTTAGAGATTTAACTAAAGATGGTGAAGTCTCAACAGACGACAACAAGAAGAGTAAAGTTAAAGCAGATGACGCTGCAAAAGTTTATAACACATTAATGAAGGTTAAACCAGCATTAAGAACTAAATACATACAGTTATTACAAAAAGACACTAAGTCTTTTAAAAAGACTTTTGATACAATATTAAGAGTTTCTAAATAGGAGAAGAAAAATGGCATTATGGGGAATTACAGACGGAACAGAGTCAAAACCAAAATACCTAAAACAGGAAGATAAGAACAACACTGTTGCAAAAACAGAGGGTTGGGTACTAAAGAAAACTGTTGGTTCAAGAAACTTGGAAGAGATTCTTGTTGCAGTAGGTTCTGCTACTAACCTTGCAACTGCAATTGCAGAGGCAACAATCACTGGAGTATGGTTCAAAGCTGCATCATATGACCAAGGTGATACTGCAACTGTTGTTGTTAACTGGAATGAAAATGTAGATATCACTAACGGTGCAACATTAGTTGTCACTGGTTCAGTCACTGGTTCAATCACTGCAACTGCAGCTGCACAAACTGGTGTTAACAATGGTGAGTTCACATTTACAGTCCCATCTCAAGCAGAAGATTTATCAATCGGTGCTGGTTCTATAACAGGAACTATTGTTGATAATGGAACTTCTACTGTATCAGATAAGGCATTTGCCACTGGTGACAGATTGGGTGCTACTGGAACAGGTACATATGCAAACATTACTATTAGTTAATGTTGCAATAACAGGATAATACTATGAAAACATTTAAAAACTTCCTGAATGAAAACTCAGGATTATCATCTGAACATGCACCGTATGACCTTTCTGATGAATCAGTAAAAGCAAAGATTAATGCAATCTTAGGACATACTGCATCATCAGAATACATGACTGTAGAAGCTGCAGTCAATCAAATGGATGCAAAACTTAATCAGTTAGGTCTGTTCAAAGAAACTATGGATGAAGATGTCGACTTTACTACAAGTGGTAATCATTCTGTTTCTTACAAAAGAATGGATGCTTTCGGTAAGTCAGTTGATACACCATTTGATGAGTTTGAGACAAATGCAGAAGGTTATACACTTTCATTAAAAGTAGAAAAATTAGAAACAGGTAGTTTCAAAGTTTACGGTTCTTTAGTTTAAAACCTTTTCGTTGAGTCCACTAAATATATGGTGGACTTAACAACATCTTAATACATTATGGGCTTATTTGATAAAATCACAGCAAAAAATTTCAATGCATATGCATTGCATCATTATGATGACCCTCAATGTGAAAGTGTTGAGGACTTCCAAGAAGACCTTCGTAGATTCCGATACTTAAAACGATTACTTCATAGATACCATGAGAGTGGAGAAATGAGAGAACGTCTTATGTTAAATCACACCATCACCATATTCAATGTATTCGGATACGATGCATCTATGAGAATGTTGAGATTTAAGATTAAAGACGATAAATATTGGGCATCAATAAAAACAATGTTATTATACTTAGGGTATATTGAGGAGAATTTCGAAGTAGAAATTCCCGTTGATGATGCACTTGCAAGGAGACTAAGAGAATTATAAAAAGCTGGTTTAGCTCAGTAGGTAGAGCAACTGATTTGTAATCAGTAGGTCGTCAGTTCGATTCCGACAATCAGCACCAATTTCGTGGGGCATTAGCTCAGTAGGGAGAGCGACTGGTTTGCAATCAGTAGGTCGTGGGTTCGATTCCCTCATGCTCCACATTCGAGTCTTAAGACTCGAACTATACTAAATACTAATATGAAATACTATTATACCTATCGAGTTTTATTTAATAATGGTGACTATTACTTAGGCCAACACACTACTGTTAATTTAGAAGATGGTTATACAGGTAGTGGAAAGAAACTCAATGAGAGAACAGACCCTTTCACATTTGATATACTAGAATACTACAACTCAGAAAAAGAATTAAACACTGCAGAGGCTGAGTTGATTGGTGATTTATGGTATACAGACCCCAAGTGTCTCAATATGAAAGAAGGTGGTGTTGGTGGTTGGACTGCAGTCAATAAGAATCTTGACAGGTCATATATGTTGACTGAAGAGTATCGTGAAAAAATGAGACAAAATTCAATACGATTACATGCAGAAGGTAAAATTCCTAAATTTACGAAGGAAGCTTCTGAGAAAGGGGTCAAAAGAATGTTAGAGTTATACCCTAAAAGTCCTTTCTATGGTAAGACACATACTGAAGAGACTAAGAATAAGATTGGTCAGAAGAGTGCAAAATACCAAAAGGGTAAAGGTAATTCACAATATGGTAAAATGTGGATAACCAATGAACAGGAATCTACAAGAATCAATAAGGGTGAATCTATACCCGAAGGTTGGAGAAAAGGACGAGTTATCATATAGGTGGGGTGGCAGAGTGGTTGAATGCACTGGTCTTGAAAACCAGCATACGAGAAATCGTATCTAGGGTTCAAATCCCTATCCCACCGCCACATCCGACTTTTAAAACACCTAAATAGTTGTATGCCAAGAATAGTAGACACATTAATAGTTTTTAGAATCCTTAAACTCCTTACTACAAAGTGGGAGAACTTTAAAGCATTTAAACTCGGAATCATTGATAGGAATGGAAATCGTATCAAAGACAAATCAGTTGAAACTGCAGAAGAGAAAGATTCATTTGATTTACTCCATAGGTTAGTCTTTAATCTTAAAAGAATCATTAACAAAATTCCATTCGGTAAAACTGCATTTGCATCATATGCTGTTGCACTTCTTTTACTCAAAGAACACACTCAATTAAAGGAAAATCAAATGGAAGAACTATGTGAAAAGTTCTACCATCACTTAAAAAATGAAGACTTACTAATAACAGAGATGTTAACAGAAGCAATGGAAGTGGGAGATATTGAAGTCAATCATACCTATCGTTTGAAAAGACAATTAAAAGAACAGAATGACACTATCTATCCCGAAAAAACACAAGTGTCTATCTTACAAGAACATAGTAAGGTGTTTGGAATAACATGTTATATTGGGTTCATTGGAGAAGACAGAGTATTGGTGACTGCAGATGATGTTTATTGAAGCAGTACTTAATGTCGATTCTTTGATATACTCAAAGAAACCACCTAAACAATTTAATAAAAAAGGTTCTGATAAACTTTTTGATGATGGATGGATGGACATGGAAGTCCCCTTACCACCTAAGAATAGTTCAAGACAATCTGTATCAGAAATTAACGAGATAATTGATAGACGAGAGATGTTATCAGATTTCGACAAAAGGGTTCATATAAACACTAATGAATCCACCACATATTACATCAAAGAATTTTTGGATGGACAGGACTTAGAGTATGATGTAAAAGATATAGAAAAGATTACAGATGCTGCTAAACATATTGGTAGATATTACAAAAACAAATTTAATAGACCTAGACCACATCAACTTGCAGAAGCACTGGGAATGGATAAGTTTACTTATGAGAAGTATGAGACAACGGGTTCTCCTTCCTATCCATCTAATCATGCTTTACAGGCACGAATGGTTGCACATTATTATGGAGAGAAGTATCCTGCACAAAAGAAACACCTTCTCAAAGCAGCTGACATGAGTGCAGAGGGACGAATAAATGCAGGAGTACATTATCCTTCAGATAAGGTTGTTGCATATGAGATTGCAGATAAACTTGTAGAGTTTTTTAAGACAGATAAATTAACTGAAGATGCACCTATGAATGCAACAGGTGTATCAACTGCAACAGACACTTCGGTTGGACATATAAGAAAAAAGAAAAAAAAGAATGACCCGTTATTAAAAAGATTTTAACATTATGAAATATTTGAATTACTTGGCTTTAGTCACATCTATAGGAATCGCCTCGATTGCCGCATACTTTTCTGTATTAGGACTTGCAACTATATTTGCAGGTGCATTTATGGGTATCGTTATCATGGCAGGTGCATTAGAGTTTGGTAAGATTGTTAGTGCTGCCTATCTACATTTGTTTTGGGAGAGACTTAACTACTTTAAGTACTACCTAGTGTTTAGTGTTATAGTGTTAATGTTGATTACCTCGTTAGGCATTTTCGGTTACTTATCCAAAGCACATTCAGAACAAACAGGTGATACTGCACAAGCACAATCAGTGGTCACTCGTATTGATAATCAAATAGTCAGAGAACAAAATAAGATAACAACATATGAAGAAAGAATATCATCACTGGGTGGTTCTAAGATAGATGTCAGTGCATCTATAGAACAACAGGAAGAGATAAGAGATGGTGCATGGGATAGGGTACAAGGGGACATAGACTATGCAAAGGGTCAGATAGAGAGTCTTAGAGGTCAACTTACAACACTTGACACTGCAGTCAACGAACTAAGGAACAAGGGAGTCGAGGTCATCACTACTGATGAGGGTGGAGTGTTTCAAGGTGCAGAGACAGAAACCATAGACTATGTTGCACAAGCAAATACACTATTTGAACAACAGAAGAGTCAGAGAGAACAGATAAGAGATGACATTGCAGAACAACAGAGTAACATAGACAAGTATAGACAAAATGCACAAGACACTATTGACACTGCAAACAAAGAAATTAAGAGTTTACAACAGTCATCAACTGGGGATGTAGATGACTTGATTAAAAAAACTGATGAATTTAACTTGTTGATTGACCAATCTTATGATACAATAGATGTATTGAAGTTGGAAAAGTTTGATTCAGAACAGGTCATACTTAACTTAGAACGAGAAGTTGGCCCAATCAAGTATATTGCAGAGATAATATACGGACAAGAGGACAGTGTCAAGTACCTTGACAACGCAGTTAGATGGGTCATTTTCATGTTAATCTTTGTGTTTGACCCACTTGCAGTGTTATTACTAGTGTCATCACTTGCAATGATGACAAAACAGAAGGAGATTATTGAAGAGAAAAAACCACCAGTAATCGAACAAAGATATGTTCTACAAGTCCCAAAAAAGAGAGTACAAACAGTTAAAACAGATAAATAAATGGTTAACACCAAATCTAAATTTAGGAGAAGAAAATGTCAGGAGAAGAACAAACAAGTACTTTAACCCCAGCAGAAATTAAACAACATCTAACTGATAATCCACCAGTAAGACCTGATGATTATGATACCCTTGCAGACGACCATGTCTCAAAAACATCTTATGATTCATCATTGGTAGACCATCAAAATGCATTAGATGCTGTTCAAGTAATAATTGACTCTGAAGTATAAGTAAAAACCCCTTGTAAATAACATTAGTATCATGTATAATGGTACTAATGTTATGGTTAGAACGAAAATACTTGAGTATGGTCGTGTCCTCGTTGGACATGGCAAAATGGAAGGGAGATACTACCCTTAATCACCGTTGTCTCTATTGTGGAGACTCATCAAAAAACACTTACAAAGCACGTGGATACCACTTTGCAGTCGAGCAGAGTTATATCTACAAATGTCATAATTGTGGTAAATCTACATCATCAGTAAACTTTATCAAAGACCACTTTCCAGTTATTCATAAAGAGTATGTAAAAGAGTGGTTGAAAGAGAGTGGTCGTAAACCTAAGAATCATGCAAGTGGACATAAGATGCCATCTGCAAACACTTTCAAATTTATACCCAAAACAGAGATAAATACAAAAGATATTATGACTGTTGAAAACCTAAAATTTCTAATGAAACCGTGCAACGAAGTTGCAGTTGCAAGGAAATACTTAGAAGACAGGAAGATACCCGAAGTACATTTCAAAGATTTATGGTATACAGAACACCCACAATCTTTAAGCATGTTATCTTCTAAATACAAAGACCGAGTTCTTGGAAACGACCCAAGAATCATATTACCATTCTTCAGTGAGGATGGTGAACTCATAGGAATCAGTGGAAGAGCAATCAATGACTCACCACTTAGATACTTAACTATGAGATTCAGAGATGATTTGCCACTCATCTTTAATCTTAATAAAGTGGATAGAACTAAAACAATTTATGTGACTGAAGGGCCCATAGATAGTTTATTCCTACCCAACTCAATTGCAGTTGCAGGTAGTGATTTCAAAAAAATTGACGAGTCAATAAAAGATAAAGCAGTACTCATATTTGATAATGAACCAAGAAACAAAGAAATACTAAAAAAGATAGACGAGGTAATTGACCTTGGGTATTCAGTATGTGTATGGAACGATAGAAGAGTTGATGCTTACAAAGATATCAATGAAATGATTCTTAATGGATTGACAGAAGAGGAAGTAAAGAGTATAATAAATGAATGTACCGTCACTGGTCTAAGTGCAAAATTAAAGCTACAGGAATATAAAAAGATATGAGTCAAACAACAATACAAGTAATTAAATCAGACGGTTCTAAAGTAGAGATAAACTTAGAGAAGATTCATAGAATGGTAGAGAAAGCATGTAAAAATATTACAGGTGTATCTGAATCATTAGTAGAAATGAATAGTGGATTACAATTCTATGATGGTATTACTACAATAGATATCCAAAAGATTCTAGTCAAATCTGCAAGTGATTTGATATCATTAGAAAATCCTAATTATCAATTCGTTGCAGCAAGACTATTATTGTTTGGAATACAGAAACAAGTGTTCAACACTAAATGGAAAGACTCGACTATCTATCCACCACTTTATGATATCATAGAAAAAAATATTGATAGAAATGTTTATGATTCTAGTATTCTAACCATCTATAGTAAAGATGAGATAGAGCAATGCAACAGATATATTAGACATAACAGAGACTTAGACTTTACATATGCAGGTCTACAACAAATCGTAGATAAGTATTTGGTTCAAGATAGAAGTAATGGAGAGGTGTTTGAGACACCACAATTTATGTATATGTTAATTGCAATGACTCTATTCAGAAACTATGATAAAGATAATCGATTAGACTATGTTAAAAGATATTATGATGCTATCTCTACATTCAAAATCAATATCCCAACACCAATCATGGCAGGAGTCAGAACACCATTAAGACAATTTGCATCATGTGTTCTTGTCGATTCAAATGATTCTTTAGATTCTATCTTTAGTTCAGACATGGCAATCGGAAGATATGTTGCTCAAAGAGCAGGTATTGGAATCAATGCAGGACGTATTAGAGGACTAGGTTCTAAGATTAGAGGAGGAGAAGTTCAACACACTGGTGTTATCCCATTCCTTAAAAAGTTTGAGACCACTGTTAGGTGTTGTACTCAAAACGGAGTAAGGGGAGGAAGTGCAACAGTTCATTTCCCTATCTGGCATCAAGAGATAGAAGACATTATAGTTCTGAAGAACAACAAAGGAACAGAAGACAATAGAGTTAGAAAATTGGATTATTCTATTCAGTTATCTGAACTATTCTATAAGAGATTTCTTGCAAATGAAGAGATTACATTGTTCAGTCCACATGATGTTAAAGGATTATATGAAGCATTTGGAACACCCGAGTTTGATGAACTCTATGAGAAATATGAACGTGCAACTTCTATACCTAAGACTAAAGTAAGTGCAAGAGAATTGTTCACTGATATTTTAAAGGAAAGAGCAGAGACAGGAAGAATCTATATTATGAATATAGACCACTCTAACAGTCATAGTTCATTCTTAGATAAGGTCAACATGAGTAATCTGTGTCAAGAGATAACATTACCAACAGACCCAATTGACCATATTGATGGAGAAGGGGAGATTGCATTGTGTATTCTATCTGCAATCAATATAGGTATTATTAAGATGGAAGAGTTGAGTAATCTATGTGACCTTGCAGTCAGAGGATTAGAGGAACTAATTGATTTTCAAGAGTATCCAGTAGAAGCAGCAAAGAGGTCAACACTTGCACGTAGGTCATTGGGAATAGGATACATTGGTCTTGCACATTTCCTTGCAAAGAACAAGGTTAAGTATAATGACCCCGAAGCACATAAACTGGTACACGACCTAACAGAAAAGTTTCAGTATGAGTTATTAAAATCATCTAATCAAATTGCATCAGAAAAAGGTGCATGTGATTACTTTAATAGAACTAAGTACTCACAAGGCATCTTACCTATTGATACTTATAAGAAGGATGTTGATACAATTGTTCCAAATGAATTAAAATGTGACTGGGATAAACTAAGAACATGTATCCAAGTGCATGGTCTAAGACACTCTACATTGACTGCACAAATGCCGTCAGAGAGCTCCTCAGTCGTCTCTAATGCAACAAATGGAATAGAACCACCAAGAGACTACCTTAGTGTTAAGAAGAGTAAAAAAGGAACACTTAAACAGGTAGTTCCACAATATTCTATATTAAAAAACTCTTATACATTACTATGGGACATGGAAGACAATGATGGATATATCAAAATTGTTGCAGTGATGCAGAAGTTCTTTGACCAAGCAATCAGTGGAAACTGGTCATACAATCCCGAGAACTATGATAACGGAGAAGTTCCAGTATCAATCATGGCAAAAGACTTATTGAACACTTACAAATATGGTTGGAAGACAAGTTATTACCAAAACACTATGGATGGTAAAACAGAAGATGTTGTTAAAGATGAAAACTCTGCAATGAATGATTATGTTCCACCAATGATGGATTCACCAAATGATGAGGAGGATTGTGATGCCTGTGCCATCTAAGGACAAGACTGTAAAAATACAATACGTAGATGGTGGAGAAACTATGACTGGACGCATATCTCCAGTGACTATGAATTTTATGGAAAACGGATATGTAGTTCTAAAAAACTTTATACCCAAAGAAATTATTACTATGACACTAGATGCATGGAAGGTCATAGAAAATGAAGAAACACATAATCAACATTTCTTTCATAGAGAAGAAGATATTATTGATGCTTCACCTAAAGACACTTTATTTAAGTCTCAAGGGGCATATCAGTTTCCACCTGCAGTAGCACTACAACATTGGTTAAGAAATGCATTAGAAGATGTGTTTGATTTAAAACTTGTAGAAACATATGCATTTACTAGAAAATACGATAGAGGTGCATATTTAAATGCACATGTTGATAGACCATCATGTGAGATATCAACAACTATATGTTTGGACTATAAATCTGATGATAATTCTCCATGGAATATATGGGTAAAACATGGGACTTCTGTTATAGAACATCCCGACATAAATGTAATTCAGTCATTAACACAAGAGAAAAATCATAGAGAAAGAAAGAAAAATGGTGCAGCATGTATCTCCTTAGAAGTAGGAGATGTATTATTATATCAAGGGCCGAATGCAATTCATTGGAGAGATAGATTTTTAGGAGATTATAGTTATCATATGTTTTTACATTTTATCAATCCATATGGAAATATAAACGAATGGCCAGGTGCAAATCCTAACCATGACAGAGGTCAAGATTCTAGACATATGAGTGCATTTGCATATGATGGAAGAGCAAATAGATATGCACCCCAAGATTCAAAATCAAAAGATTATGAACAGGCAATGGAAAATTGGAATGAATGGGAAACTGCAAAACTAAAATATCCTAATCACCCACAAGAAAGAAGTTATTATCTAAATAACTATTCCCATATAACAAGGCTAGACGAAAAGAAATGACAGTATTTAATAAGAACAAAGTTGACTTCACAAAGAATAAGTTATTCTTTGGAGAGGAGTTAAACACACAGAGATTTGATGAGTTCAAGTATCCGATATTTGATAAACTCACCCAAACGCAATTAGGATTCTTTTGGAGACCCGAAGAGGTATCTCTACAGAAAGATAGAGCAGATTATCAGAATCTTAATGATGCACAAAAACACATATTTACCTCTAATTTGAGGTATCAAACTTTACTAGACTCGGTTCAAGGTCGTGCTCCATCCATAGCATTTTTACCGTTTGTGACACTTCCCGAACTCGAGTCTTGTATTATTACTTGGGATTTTATGGAGACAATCCATAGTAGAAGTTATACACATATTGTTAAGAATATCTATGCAGACCCTAGTGATATCTTTGACACTATACTTGACGAAGAAGCAATTGTAAAACGTGCAGAAATGGTCACTGAAAAGTATGACGAGTTTATTGCACTTGGTCGTAGAAGATTACTTGGTCTTAAAGTAGATGATTACGATTTATATAAGGCACTATACCTTGCATTGATATCAGTTAACATCTTAGAAGGAATCAGATTCTTTGTATCCTTTGCTTGTTCATTCGGATTCGGAGAACTTAAGATGATGGAAGGAAGTGCAAAGATTATATCTCTTATTGCAAGAGACGAATCACAACATCTTGCAATATCACAACACATACTAAAGTGTTATAAGAACCAAGAAAACGATAAGTTAATGAATCAAGTAATGAAAGATTGTGAAAAGGAAGTATATGAGTTATACGAAGATGCAGTCAAACAAGAGAAAGATTGGGCAGACTTCCTATTCCAACATGGTTCTATGATTGGATTATCAACACAACTACTAGGAAACTATGTTGAGTTTATTGCAAACAAAAGACTTCGTGCTATAGGACTCAATCCTATCTATGACATTTCTTCAACAAACAACCCTTTACCATGGACACAACATTGGTTCAACAGTAGAGGACTTCAGAATGCACCACAAGAGACAGAGATAGAGTCTTATGTCATTGGTGGTATCAAACAAGATGTAGATGATTCTACCTTTGAGGACTTTAAATTGTAGATGGAAAGTATTGTTATGTTTAGTGGTGGAGTAGAATCTGTCGCATTGTTGAATTGGTTAAAGGAAAGAAACGAGAATGTAGTTGCATTGCATAGTATTTTTCCCAATCCCCAATCACAAGCAAAAAAGTTAAGACATAATGTAGTAGAGATATGTGATATGTTAAAGACCCCCCTTATCATACATGAACATCCAGTCTATTCACCTAATCCATATTTTGGTGAATCAGAGGATTACTTTCATTCATCTAAACATTGGATACTTGCATGTTGCACTGCTGCACTTAAGTATCCACAAGTTAAAAAATTCTACTGGGGAGTTAACAGTGGAATACTAGAATATGGTGATGGAGGTGATTACCACTTCCTACCAAGGGCATGGGAATTTCAAATTGCATTTGAGTTCTTTGGAAGAATAATGAATGGACTTGACCATGACCAAAAAATGTATCCACCATTGAGTGGATGGACTAAGAAAAAGATGTGGGAAAGTATTCCCGACAATATTAAACCACTTGTGGTAAGTTGCAGTTATCCAACAGATGATTTACAACCATGCAATAAGTGTTCTAAGTGTAAAGAATACCAATCTATGTCTCATAAACACTTATACGTAGAGGGAATATAATGGACGCAGTATTATTAATAGCAATTATTTGGTTGGCACTAGTGTCATTGATAACCTTTTTCTTCTTTGACGAAGGAACTAAAGGTGTTGAGAAAGACCCATATTATGGTCGTAAGACTGGAACAATATATACTGCAAAGAAAGAAAGGAGTGATTACTTATTATGATTGAAATATTTGGAAAAACACAATGTCCATTTTGTGATAAAGCAAAGTCTTTATGTGAAAAGGAAGGACTAGAATACACTTATAAACAGTTGGATACTGATTTCACTAGAGAAGAACTCTTTGAGGAATTTCCAACTGCACGAACATTTCCACAAATCAGAGTGGATGGAAATGCTATTGGTGGATACGACCAACTTGCAGAGTTCGTAAAACACGGAAATGTTCGGGAAGACTAATGAGAGAGTTTGTTGCATATCTATTACCCGAAGACCAACAAGGGGCTCAAGACTGGAGAATCATAACCATGTTAGAAACACTGGACATAATTGAAAATAGTGTTAGATATAAAATACAAGGGGTGGACTTTGCAAAGGCAGACGTTGACCGTAAAGTCCCGTTTGTTGAACTGAATGGAAAAGCAAAATCATTTGACAATCTTTGGAAAGAAGTTGTCGGGGAGAAAGAACTAGATGAGAGTTAAATTATATTGTGATGCATGTAAGAGTCAATCTGATGTAGAACATGAGATGGATTCATATCAGTATAATGTGGAGTATTGTCCATTATGTGGTGCTGAAGTGGATGAGGATAACATTGAAGAACTAGAGGACTTTGATGATTAGATAGACTATGAATATATTATGCAACAATGTGAAATTGAGAGACAAAGCAATAGACTTTGCAAATCAACTAGGAATATCAAATTCCAAAGTCACACTGAATATATTCAGACTACCACATCCCGATAAACGACAAGGATTCATAGATTACCCACATAATGCAAGGGTAAACATGTATATGGAGATGTTTGTTAAGTACGATGAGGAGAGATACATAACACTTGCACATGAGATGGTGCATGTAAGACAGGTTATAAACAACGAATCCATAGATGAGAATGAAGCAGAAACACTTGCATATAGAATGAATGATAACTAAAACAGAAACTATAGGAAATACAACCTTACATTGTGGTGATTCCACTACAATAATTAATGAACTAAAAGACCAATCTGTTGACATTGTTGTTAGTAGTCCACCTTATAATATAGGTAGAAATTATGGGTTATATCAAGATAAAAAAATAGATTACCTTGATTGGCAAACATCTTTTTGGAATATGGTATTCACTAAGATGAAAGATGATGGCCATGTGTTCTTAAACATACAACCTTCAAGAAAGAATCCTCTTTGGTGTTATCAACTTGTATCACAATTAGATTGGAAGGTGCAAAACACTATTATTTGGAATAAAAGAATAGAAATAGATGGGTATGTCAGAGGACAGGGAACTACATCACAAAGTAAAAAATATGTATGTAATGGATGGGAATATGTGTTTCATCTAACAAAGAAAGGTGAGACTGAAATATCACAAAAGGACAGTGGTGTTGGTTATCATCCACAATGGGCAGAAGAAAATGCCAAAAGATTTGGCAAAACATGGAGACCCACTGTAAACTCTTGGCACATACCTTATGAAACAGTTGGTCATGGGTCAATCAGTAAAGACTCAATGAAAGGTAAACACCCTGCGATATTTCCCAAAAAACTAGTTGAAAAATGCATTAAAGTAAGTGGATTAAAAAGTGGTGTAATGTTAGAACCATACTTAGGAACTGGAACAACTTGTATTGTTGCAGAAGAACTGGGATTTGAATCAATTGGTATTGATATAGACTCTAGTTATGTTGAATTTGCAGGTAATAAACTTAAAGAGACACTTGACAATGCTACCACAAAAAAGGTATACTAACAGTATAAAAAATTGAAAAGGAAAATTATGAATATATGTGACTACCAATCCCCAACCTATGAATCATCTTGTTTTAAAGGAATACCTATTATCTATAGATATCATCCTAAGATAAGGAAGATAATGAAATCAAGGTTATTCTCTGTAAAGTACAGAGGCAAATCTAAAGCAGGTTATGTTAGACCACAAGAACATTGTCATAAAGAAGGTGCAGATACTTTTGCAATCTATCCTTATTCATCTTATCCCGAATACAGTGAATTGAGAAAGTCTTTATGGGGTGGCCCACATGGTGATTATAGGACTTATATAAACAATTTAAGATGTGAAATGGAACAACAACTCATTAAACTTCTATGAAAAACACTTGACAATGCCATGCAAAAAAGAGTATACTAACAGTATGGAAAATAAAGAAATAAAAAGAATCTTCGTTGATATGGACGGAGTATTGGCAGATTTCAACACTGGTGTTGAAACTTTAACAGGGAGAGAGTTCCCTAATACCGACCAAGGTCATAACGACTATGACGAAAGGAAGGAAGAATTAACTAACAAGAGACTGTTCAGAAACCTACCACCTATGCCAGATATGTATGACTTAGTTGCATATATAAGACATACAGGACTTCCTTGGGAAATCCTAACTGCTGCAGGTGTTATCAACAGAGAGTTGGTAGTGTTCGACAAGAACGAATGGATAAGAGAACACGTGAGTCCTTCAGTGGTAGTCACTTGTACTATGACTGGTAGTCAAAAAGGTATGTTTGCAATCAAGGGGAGTGTCCTCATTGACGACAGACAGAAGAACCTTGATGCTTGGGAAGAACACGGTGGAATTGGTATCTTACACACTAGTGCAGAAGACACTATTAACCAACTAAAGGAGTTAAGAAAGTAAATTAACATGGAATTTGAAAAAAGGGGAGACCATATCGGTGTCTTCCATAACGCTATAGATGATGGACTTGTAGATAAAATATTAGACAATTATAAGTTCTATGAAGAAGAAGGTCTTGCAAAATCACGACCATCATATGACCCAGCACCACCTCTTGATAAAGAAGATACTGCTGTTGGTATGGTACACAGGTATAAAGAAGATTATGAAGGTCAAGTGTTGAGAGTACGAAATGAACTGGCCATATGGGATGCATTAAATCGTGATATCTTACCACAATATCGTGATGCTTATGGTATGAGAGATGATATTGATGTAATAACAATAGATGGAAAGATACAAAGAACAGACAAGGGTCAAGGATATCATCAGTGGCATTATGAATCAGATACTCCAGTCACTAGACATAGGATTCTTGCATGGATGATATATTTAAATGATGTTGAGGAAGGTGGAGAAACAGAATTTTTATATCAACATTGTAGATTTAAACCTGTTAAAGGGACATGTTTAGTCTGGCCTGCACAATTCACCCATATCCATAGAGGAAACCCTCCATTATCAAACACTAAATACATATGTACAGGATGGGGAGAATATTGGAATGAATAAATTGAAAGAAAAACTGATAATCTTTTGGAGATGGATATTTTCAGAAGAATATGAAATAACTGTTTACCGTCAACAGGGGTTGCAGGGAAACATGTATAAGTCAGTTTACACAGCAAAGAAACTTCTAATTCAGAAGGAAAAACACTTAAAGTTCAGAGATTGGGATACCAAGAAGATGGTAGAGATTCGCTCGTCCAGTGGATTGGACTACAAGATTGAGGAGAAATAATGAATCAATTTTTTATAGCAATTATACTGGTACTTGGATTAAGTTCTTGGTATCTGTTTAATGAAAATCAAACACTCACTGCAAACAATATGAAACTTGAAGGTGCAGTAGAGGAACAAAAAAGAACGATGGTTGCATTGAAGG